AGATTCTGCTGGGCGAGTTGGCGAAACACAGCAGGGGGATACCGCTAGCGTATTTTGTTGTACAACAATGTTTATATTTTTGAAAATATCAATACATGACATTATGACGACTTAATCTGCCCCAGCAGTTGTTTTAGTTTTGCACTTTGCACATCTGCTGTGACCTTGCCTGTTTCCTGTGGACCTTTTTCCCAGGCAGGAGTTCCTGTGGCTCGTTCCCACGGCGGAGATGATTCACTTGCTCCTCCAGTGTCAGCCGCCTTGACTTGACTCCGAGCCTTGATTGAGTCCATGATCGAACTTTGTGGCTTGTTGTAGCCTGTGCCTTCGTCACCACCTTCGTCAGTGATGCGCATGGTTTCGATGTTATATTCCAGATCAATCTTTTGTCCAACACCTGTCGAACTACGACTTTTCATACATTGTATTTGATACTTGCCGCGCTCTTTCATGGCACGACTTGTGAAAATACCAAACACGTTGTCAGCAGTGTTGATCTTAGAGATACCACCTGAAATGTGCGAGTGGTCAAATTCAATTTCCTCCACTGCACTACGGTTCAACTGCGAAGCAGTGACCATTAGTACTGCCAACTCTTTGGCCAAGTTACGTAGTTCTTCACTCACATACTTGTCTTTCACAAACAGGTCGTTGGGCGAGACCTTGGCACTTACCGGCATCAGCAAGTCCAAGTAGTCAATCATCACAAAGTCTACCTTTTTGCCTGTTTGAATTTGATACTCTTTCAAATAAGCACGAATGTCATTGATGTTGCTCTGCGCCGGCAATCCTTTCACTTGATAGTTGCCGGACTTCTTGGCCACCAGCTTGACCTTGAGTTCTGTTGTGTCCATGTCGCGACGGATGTCCTTGGTGCTCATGTTGGTTAACATGGCATCAGTTCGCAAACTCGTGAGTTCTTCACTCAGTTCCAGTGTGATGTACACTCCACTGAGTCCTTGCTGTAGCCAGTTGAGTGCAATGTTCATCATGACCAAGCTCTTGCCCGAGCCAGATCCACCGGCAAAAATGTTCAGTTCGCCGCGACTGAATCCACCATACAGCAATCTGTCTAGTTGCGGCCAACCTGTTGAGACTTGCCCGCCCGAGTTAAAGTATTTCTCAATGCGAGCCTTAGGATCAGCAAAGTAATCCGTGCCCATGTCTTTAGTAAGTGATATCTGTACTGCATCTTTGATAAGTTTTTCAACAGGTTCAAACTCGCCTTTTTCCAACAAGTCTGCTGATTTTAAAATTGCACGTTCAAGTTCTTGACGTCGAGTAAATGCTTCAAACTCGCCCATGAACCAGTCAAAGTGACCTTCGTTCAAGTCTGGCACTGGCGCAAGTTTAACTCCTGTGGTTGCTGAAATCTGCATCCTGTCAGGCATGGTTTTGTGTTTGTCTGAGTGTTCCTTGATGAACTCAGCCGCGGGTCTCAAACTCTTGTCAAAGTTCTGCGGATTGTAGATGTTTTGAACACGCACATAACTTGTTGCGTCTTCTAACATCATTTCAAGAAATAATCGTTGGACATCAAGTCCGTAGTCTTTTAACAAGTTGCTTCTTCCTTATCTCTATTTTAATTTTGCTAGTTTCTCTCGAGGCCATAATAGTTAGCAAGGCGCCCAGTTTTCCTAATTTTATCACAGCGTCGTTGACGTCTTTGCAGCCTTCGGGCCATTCAGGTATGCTCACTGCCCACCCTAATTCTACTGCACGATCAATCAATTCCACACCTGCCATGTCCTGGTCAGGCACCACAGTTACTTCACGGCCGAGACTGCGTATTAATCTTGCTTGGCTGTCGCTGATGGTATTGTGCATGACCGCAAGGCCACCAATTGAGAGTGCATCAAAGATGCCTTCCATCACCAGCACATGTTGCCAGTCTGCATGTTGTAGATCTGTACCAAACACATAGCCCGGTTGTGAGTGATTGATGTATCGGGGCTGTTTATCATCCAAGAATCTAGCAGTCCAGCCCACTACCTGGTTGTCGTATGTGAACGGTACCAACACAAATGGCCTGACCCAATGAACGCCATCAGTCTTGATAGAAGTCATTATGGGAAAATCTTCTGGCACACCACGTTGACGAATGTAATTCCAGTATAACTGATGCTCTGGCGTGACCACTTCTGAGAACGGAGGAAAGTCGTCTGCTTCTTCAAACTCAATGACACTTAATATATTAAATGTTTTTTGACGATCTTCCAAAATGCCGTGTATGCTACGATGACGCAGACTTTCAAGATTGAGCATTTCAATCTCGTTATCCGGTACTCCCATCCATGTCAGTAATCGGCGAGCTTTGAAACTTAGAGTACGTCCCAGAATAAAACTGGCTGTGTATGAGCAATTGAAACAGTGATAACTCCAGCCCGATTCTGTTGCTTTGATGCCACCCCGGCTGCGTTTGTCCGGACTTTGTCCGTTGTGATGACAACACACTGCATTGAAACTCAGCCAGCCTTGAGGACTGGGTTTTCTTTTTGCAGGTAGGTAAGCAAGGATATCTAGCATCTGTGTAGTATAACAGATTAGCTACGCTAGATCAACGATATTGAACGTTTTCGATCTTGCCGTTTGTGAACACCGCTGTGGCAGAAGTGGATCCTTGAAATTGAATTGGTAGGTATCCCGACCCGCCATTCACAATGGTCACTCCAGCAATTTGGCTGTTGTCACCAATGGTACAGGTAGCAATGGCACCAGATCCTGTTCCAAGGATTTGGATGCTGGGCGGTGCCTTGTAGTAGTAACCTGCGTTGGTGATAGATATACCAGTGACCACCCCGTTGGTAACCTGTACATTGCCCGATGCACCGTAGCCAATAGAGTTGTTCAGTGCCAGGCGCAAAAGGGGATGAAATCCTGTTACATTGAAATAATCAGTTACTGTTTCGCTCAGGTATTCACGAGTTTCTGTTACATCATACCAAACTGACTCATAGTTGGCAGCACCCTGCACTTTTACTGTGCCAGTATAGGTGTCTAGATCAAACTTCACTGTGGTTAAACTGGCGCCATTGGTAGGCATGTGACTGCTGTAAAACTCAGTCTGTTGAATAGAATTTTGTGGTTGTGGTTGATTGGCCCAGTCGGGGAACTGTGTGGGTGCGGTGCCCACAAAGTTATTTTTGCCGTAAGTGTCGGGCACAGTGCATACAGCACTGGGCACAAACTGTGGAAACACGCTGTCTACTATGTTGCAATCTGCTCGTGCTTGTGAGTTGGCGTCTGTGTAAGCGGCCTGCACATAGTTGCCAGCTGAACGTTGAATACTGTAACTGGCCGGCTGTGCTTGAATATTGATAGTGTCTGCAGAATCCAACACTACTTTGACTCGTCCCAGAGCTGAACTTAGTATTTCCATGTCTTTGGTGACCAGCAGTTCGTCTCCTGCTTGATTTACCACACGAAAAACAAAACTAGAACCTGCAATGTTCACTGGCTTTTGATCTTGGTTGATAAATTCAAAGAGTAGAACATTGTCCACTCCCTTGTTGATTGTTAGTTGTTTTGCATACACTGGGTCGTACCTCGCTGTAAAGTAGCCGCCGCTGGTGTCTACTAAAAGTACTCGTACAAGTTGTTGATACAGATAAGCGGTGGTGGAATACATGTTATATTTAGTTTATCCAAAATTTGCTGTCCATAAATAACCGCAATGGGAAACAACATCTTTGACAAATTGACAGAAAAATATCCTTTCATAACATTGTGCATGTATGCCAATGCGGAATATGTAGGAGTAGTGCAGAACAGGGACGATGTTGTCACCACCATCTACGACTTTGGGGCAATTGCTGATCAAGAATCTAAATTGCTGTTCTTGGAACTGGCCAACACCTGGTGGTGGGAGAGCAATAGATCCATCCCCATAAACATATTTCTGCGTAATGACTGGGAACAATTCAGATATACTCTGCGTACCTTTGTCAACAAAGACCTAGAAATTTTACACGGCCCTGCTTGCAGTTTGCTGGACATAGTGCGCAGAAAAGGCAAGCGCAAGTCAATTACACTGGTGCGGCGTCTTGATTGAGCAAGTTCATGTGCAATGCTACCAAAGCCGCGTAGGAAACTGCGTGGCTTTTCTTAAATGTGTAGCCCTGGCTTTCGTCCCCGTCCCACACACTCGCAAACACTTCTGCCCAGGGTCTCATTTGTAAGTGTGCTTTGCCCGGGCGAATAATTGAAATAAAAGCAGCCATCCTGGGTATCGAATCTGGCTTCATCTTCTTGAGTAAATCTGTGTAGTTACCCACGTGTACCAGCT